ATGACAATGGATAAACATACAACATGGCTGGCCTACATCTGGGCATTAATCAGCGGCATATGCGCCCAGTGGACGTTAAACGACTATGGCGCGTTGATAGGTATTGTTCTGGGTATTGGTACGTTTCTGGTTAATAAGCATTACAAAAAAAAATCAGAGCAGGCTCAGGCAAGGCAGGCTGCCGCGATGGAGGAGCGTAACAGGCTAATCGCCCGGATTCTGGAAAAAAACGACCATGACAGCACGTTAAAAATGCTGGCGGTATCTGAAATGCCGGAGGGCAATAATGGCGCTCAGGACAAAAGTTAAGGCTCTTCTGGCTGGTGGCGCGAGTGCAATAGTGATAGCTGCGGCGATGCTTGGCGGTAATCACGGTCTGGAAGGCAGGCGCCACGAACCCTATCGGGATGTGGCTGGCGTACTTACCGTATGTGACGGGCATACGGGAAAAGACATTTTACCTGGCAAGCACTACACCGATGCGGAGTGTGATGCGCTACTGAATAAAGACCTTGCGCTGGTGGCTGCTCGTGTAGATCCACTGATTAAGACCACTATCCCGAACAGCGAAAGAGCTGCACTCTACTCCTTTGCGTACAACGTTGGTACTGGCGCGTTTGCCAGGTCAACCCTGTTGAAAAAACTCAACGCTGGTGATCTGGCCGGAGCCTGCAACGAGCTTAAACGCTGGACGTATGCAGGTGGTAAGCAGTGGAAAGGGCTGGTAACGCGTCGCGAGATCGAGCACGAGGTGTGTACGTGGGGGCTGAAATGAACCGCATAACCACGGGCGTAATAGCCTCATTGTTGATTGTGGTCGCGGCGCTGGCATGGGCAACAGACCATTACCACGGTAACGCGGTGCGCTATAAAGACCAGCGCGATACCGCCACTCACAATCTGAAGCTGGCGAACGAGACAATTACCGACATGACGAAGCGCCAGCGTGACGTTGCCGCCCTCGATGAAAAATACACGAAGGAATTAGCTGATGCACAGACCAGGAATACTGATTTGCAGCGCCGCCTTGCTGCTGGTGGCCGGGTGCGCGTCGAAGGGCGATGTTCAGTGCCCACCCGGACCGAAACCGCCAGCACCAGCCGCGTGGGCAATGCTGCCACCGTCGAACTCTCTCCAGGTGCTGGACAAAACGTTCTCAATATCCGCGCCGGAATCATCAGCGACCAGGAAAAACTGAAGTATTTGCAGGAGTACGTTCGCACGCAGTGCAGATAAAAAAATCCCCGCAGGAGGGAAAAGGAGCTTACCTGCGGGGGAGTTTCAGAAATGCATAAACATGACAATGTCTCTGGGTCTGCGTACTACTACATCGCGTTTTTATCGTACTGATATAAGCCAGTTTTCGTACACCTCAAAAACGTAACCAGACGCTAAAAACTGGTACACCTCATGAAAATAACTCAATGGCTGAAAAGCCTCGTCCATACGGAGCAAAGAGAAATGCCGGATATGAAAGATATCGTCACCGACGACATGGTGAAAAACGCCCTCAAATCAGACGCCGTTACCATCGCAGTTAAAACGCAGATTAAATCCACTCTGGATCAGCAGATTGACGCCGCTGTCGATACCGCATTGACCGATATTCTCGGTAGTGATGCTGATAATACGGTTATGCAGTAGGTGAGGTCAGGCATTACAGCAGCCCTTCAGTGAGGGGCTGCGATAATGGTTAATCACAGGGAACATAATCATGGCAAAACCGGACTGGGAGGCCATCGAGACGGCATACCGGGCCGGAGTTATGAGCCTTCGTGAAATCGGTACTCTGTATGGTGTAACAGAAGGGGCGATAAGGAAGAAAGCTAAGAAGCTGGAGTGGGTACGCAAAAATGGTACGCAGGTACGCAAAAATGGTACGCAAAAAAACACGGTGCGTACCACGAGGAAGCCTGCCAGCTCCGGTGCAGTGCAAAAGCATTCACAGCCAGAAACCAAACCTCCCGCAGATACGAAACCCGAAACGGTACGCAAAAAGGTTGTCACTAATCATCCCCCTTTTCAGCCCGGTAATCAGTATGCACTGAAACATGGCGGTTACGCCCGGCGCCTTCTCCTGAAAGATGAAGTCGTTGAGGATGCCAGAGCGCTGACGCTTGAAGATGAGCTCTTCCGGTTGCGGGCGAATAACCTGATGGCCGCCGAGAACATTGGTCGCTGGCTCACCCTGCTGGAGGATGCGGAGGAAGAGCAGCAGCGCAAAATTCTGATGGATAACATCAGCGCTGCCGAAAAGGCGATGATGCGTAACACCGTGCGCATTGAATCCATCGTTGGAACGCTGGCGACCGTTAGCAAAATACACGCCGACACTGATTATCGTTTGGCGGCTACTGATAAGGTATCTCTCCAGGCTGACAGGCTGCGACGTGATGCTGGTATCGATGATGGTAACGGAGAACGTGACCTGAATGACTTCTACGCCGATATCCAGACCGACGCTTAATCCGGCCCTGAGAAACTTCTGGACCACGCAGGCGCGAAATAAGGTGCTCTATGGCGGGCGGTCATCGTCAAAATCATGGGATGCAGCCGGATTTGCAATATTCCTGGCAAATAAATACAGCCTGCGTTTTTGCTGCGCTCGCCAGATCCAGAACAAAATTGAAGAATCGGTTTACACGCTTCTCAAAATTCAGATAGACCGGTTTGGCCTGCGGCATCGTTTCCGCATTCTGAACAACAAAATCATTAACCGGGTTACCGGCTCGGAATTTGTTTTTTATGGGTTATGGCGCAACATCGAAGAAATTAAGTCACTGGAGGGGATCGATGTGTTGTGGCTGGAAGAAGCCCATGCACTGACGGAATATCAATGGAAAATACTGGAGCCGACAATCCGTAAAGAGGGTTCAGAGTGTTGGTTTATTTTTAACCCTGGACTGGTCACCGATTTCGTGTGGCGTAACTTTGTGGTCGATCCGCCAGAAGATACGCTGATTCGCAAAATCAACTACGACGAGAATCCATTCCTTTCAGACACCATGCTGAAGGTTATCGATGCAGCCAGGCATCGTGACCCGGAAGGGTTTGTGCATGTTTATGAGGGCGTACCAGAGTCTGATGATGATGCGGCAATTATTAAGCTTTCGTGGATTGAAGCGGCTGTTGACGCGCATAAGGTTCTGGGCTTTGAGCCTGAAGGACGTAAGCGCATCGGTTTCGATGTCGCCGACAGTGGTGCGGATAAGTGTGCCAACGTCTATCGACATGGTTCTGTGGTGTACTGGGCCGACGAGTGGAAGGCGAAAGAAGACGAGTTGCTGAAAAGTTGTCTGCGTACATACATGGCTGCTTTAGAACGGGGGGCCGATATTGTTTATGACTCTATTGGTGTCGGGGCCACAGCGGGTGCCAAGTTCTCTGAAATTAATGAAGATCGCAGGCGTGCTAATCCTGTGGCATCGCAAATCACCTATCAACGTTTTAATGCCGGAGCTGGTGTGCATGAGCCGGATAATGAATATAACGGTATCCCAAATAAAGACTTTTTTGCAAACCTGAAGGCACAGGCCTGGTGGCTGGTGGCTGACCGTTTCCGTAATACATTTAACGCCGTGAACGCGGTGAAAAATGGAGAGGTGGGAGAGACATTCAGCGTCGATGAGTTAATCAGTATTGATTCCTCATGCCCTCTGTTGGAAAAGCTCAAGCTGGAACTCACCACGCCACACCGCGATTTTGACCGTAACGGTCGTGTAATGGTGGAAACCAAAAAGGAACTGGCGAAACGTGATGTTCCATCGCCGAACGTAGCTGATGCCTTCATTATGTCCTTTGCCCCGACGGTAATGCCTATCGTAATTTCTGATGATTTTATGGAGTGGATTTGATGTGGCTTTTTAAACGTAAAAAAACGGTGACACCGCCAGAAAGTCCGCCTGAACCACATCCGATGACGATCAGCGATGAGGTGGTTGCTGAGGCGGGACAAAAACCGCAGCGTGAATTTGTTCGCTATGAGCCACCGCCGGGAGTCATTCCCGAAGACATACGCAATGCTGTACTGGCAATGGACTCGACTCCCTACGATACACTGAACAGCCAGTATCCTGATTTTGTGTACGGAGGATTTCCGGGCTATCCGTATCTGGCACTTCAGGCGCAGTTACCAGAGTACCGGCGCATGGTCAGTGTGATTGCCGAGGAGATGACCCGCAAATGGATAAAGGTTAAGGCGGTCGGGGTAGGGGACGACAGCCGCGCGCCGCGCATAGCGCAGCTTACTGATGCACTGGAGCGCTATAACGTACGGGATGCCTTCAGACTGGCGGTTGAGCACGACGGCTTTTTCGGGCGGGGGCAAATTTATATCGATGTGCGTTCGCCATCGGGTATGTCGGCCTGGACTGACCCGGCGGAGCTGGAGTCCAGGCTGTTTATTTCAGACAAAAAAATCCCGAAAGGTTCTCTGCTGGGGCTTCGTGTTATTGAACCCGTCTGGACGTATCCGGGTATGTATAACGCGGATAATCCGCTGAGTGATGATTTTTACCGTCCGTCCGAATGGTACGTAATGGGAAAAACGGTTCACGCCAGCCGCATGATTGATCTGATTTCCCGCCCGGTTCCGGACATGCTGAAGCCGGCCTATAACTTTGGCGGCCTGTCACTGGTTCAGATTGCCGAACCCTACGTCAACAACTGGCTGCGTACACGCGACAGCGTGGGCGATATGCTGCATTCGTTTTCGCTGAGCGGGATCATGACGGACATGGGCCAGGTGTTAACGGGGAAAAGGGACTCGAATTACGCAAAACGCGCGGAGCTGTTTAACCGTACCCGTGATAACCGCGGGTTGTTGATGCTGGACAAGCAGAAAGAAGAGTTTTTCCAGTTCAACACCCCTCTGAGCGGCCTCGACACCCTTCAGGCGCAGGCACAGGAACACATGTTCTTTGTCAGTGCCATACCATCAGTAAAGTTCGCCGGGCTGAGTCCTACGGGACTGAACGCGTCGAGTGAGGGTGAAATCCGTGTGTTTTACGACACCATCGCTGCACTTGCCACTCGCCTTCTGAAGAAACCGCTGAAAAAGGTACTGGATATTATTCAGTTGTCTGAGTTCGGCGATATCGATCCTGATATCACTTTTGAATTTGAACCCCTGCATGAACTGACGCGCGAGCAACTGGCAAATATCCGTAAAACTGAAGCGGAAACAGATCAGATTTACGAGAGCGCCGGAGCGGTGACCAATAACGAGGTACGCGAACGGCTGGCTACTGCGCCGGACAGCCCGTACAGCGGTATTGACCTGAGCGGAGAAATCGAAATTGACGACACCGAAGAAAATCCGCCGCAAGACCCGAACGCAGACCCTGAGACGGATTTCACCCAACGCGGGGATTGAGGCCTGGTACCGCAGACAACTGGATAATGCCGTCAGTGAGATGCACAACAGCGTACTTTACTGGCTGCGGGCTGAGTACCGTAAAACAGACCTCGCGCAGGATGCGTCCCCCGTTAACCTGATGCGTGGTGCCATGCAGCAACTTGCCAGGCGCTGGCAGAAAAAGTTTGACGAAATGGCCCTGCGGCTGGCGAGGCGGTTTGCCGGTGATGTTCTGAAAAACAGCGATGCGTCACTGTCCACTGCGCTCCGTGATGCCGGGTTTACGGTTCCTTTCCGTATGACAGCGGAGATGAACACCGCACTTCAGGCCAGCATCACGGAGAATGTGAACCTCATTCGCTCCATCCCGCAGCAACATCTCACCCAGGTGGAAACACTGGTCATGCAGTCTGTTGGCCGGGGGCGTGACCTGAAAACTCTGACCGATGAACTGGAAAAACGCTACGGCATCACACGACGGCGCGCGGCGCTGATTGCCCGCGACCAGAACAATAAAGCGACCTCGGTAATGCAGTCGGCCAGACAACGCTCGGTGGGCATCACTGAAGGTATCTGGCGGCATTCCCGCGCGGGTAAAACATGGCGCCCGTCGCATGTGAAGGCGAACGGTAAACGGTTTGATCTGCGAAAGGGGATGTTTCTGGATGGTAAGTGGGTACTGCCGGGCGAAGAAATCAACTGCAAGTGCGGCTGGGAGGCCGTTATTCCCGGACTGGAGAAAAGATGATTATTACCGAAATGCTGGCGTTTGACCGGGCATCGGTAAGGCAGTTCGATAAAGTAGGTCGCCTCCAGATTGAGCGCAGTAATCTCAGCAAGGCGAACGTCTGCGGTTATTTCGGGCATGAAATACCGGGGGCGGAAGCGCTGGGACTCGACCCTCAAAAACTTTATCAGCTTTACCGTGACCCCGATGAACTGCGCAAGGCAGTTTCAACCTTCAACAATATTCCCGTCCTGTGCCGACACAAACCCGATTATCCGGGCGCGCCCGCGCGCGAGTACCGGGTGGGGACGACCCATGCCAACAGCGAGTTTGACGGTACCTATCTGGTTAACGGCATGTCCATCTGGGACAACTCCGCCATCGCGGGGATAGAAACGGATGAACAACGGGAAATCTCATCGTCATATGCCTATGTGGCAGATATGACGCCGGGAACCACCCCCGACGGTGAACCGTATGACGGCGTTATGCGGAATATCGTGGGAAATCATGTGGCGCTGGTCGGCGATGGCCGGGCGGGGCCGGACTGTCTTGTTATGGACTCTCTCCCTCAGGAGCTAAAACGCATGAAACTGAGTAAAAAAGAAGTGGCGGTGCTTACCGCGCTGGGAACCTATCTTGCGCCGCGTCTGGCACAGGATGCGGCTCCCAGGGATTTGTTACGCCTGATGGCGCAGCATAAGCGTCCGGCAGCTATCGCCAGCGCGGTAAAAACTGCTTACAGCGAACGGCTGGCACAGGATATGGATATTGAACCGGCGGAGCTGGCGCAACTGATGGAATCAGCAGAAGCCGTGCCGGAGCTGGTCGGGGACGATGATACCGGGTTAACTGACGAGCCGAAGGCATTTGATACCGACAGCCCGATGGAAAGTGTACTGGCGTTGCTGTCCGGCAAAGTTCCTGATGATGTGCTGGAAAAAATTAAATCCGCACTGGCTCCGGCAACTGACGAAGACCCCGAAATAAAAGAGGCTGATGTGAAACCCGACGATGTGAAAGTCGATAAACCCGCGATGGATGCGGCAATCAGGCTGGCAACTGACCAGGCAACGAAACGGGCTGCTGAAAATTTCCGCGCCGTTCGTGTGGCTGAAACCGAGGTGCGGCCGCTGATTGGCGATGTGGTGGCGATGGACTGCGCCGAAGAGGTTTACCGTACCGCGCTGGAGCAGACGGGGATCGATATCCAGGGCATTCACCCCAGCGCGTACCGCAGCATGGTGAAGTTTGCCGTTGAGCAGAAACAGACGGCTAAAGGTCCGCGTGTTGCGATGGACCAGGCCAGCGCATCGACGTTTGCGGCAGATTTCCCCGGTGCAAAACTGAAACGAGGTTACTGATATGAATACTTTTCAGACACACATGAACCAGTACCCGGCACCGGGGATTCCGGGGGCATTTGCCAGTGATAACCCTCACGCCTCGTATGTGGCGGGAGAAGGCGCGCTGATTACCGGCCCTGACGGACTGGTTATTGCCCGGTTTGCCTGGGTAACCAAAGGCGTTGCCGCCAATGAGGGAACCGGTGCGCCGGCGGGTTTTGTTCCGCGCGACGGGCAGGCTTCTGTTGTGGAATGGCTGGCTGGCGACTCGAACACTATTTACCCGGGACGTGAATGTACCCTGATGGTATCGGGGGACTTCTGGGCGCTGACCACCACCGCTGCGACGGTCGGGCAGAAAGTTTTTGCCTCCCTGACCACCGGGGAGATAGCCACAGGGGCGGCAGGCGCCACGATGGCGGGTTTTGTAGAAACCGGGTTTTCCGTTGCCAGCGCTGCGGCGGCGAAAGAAGTTATTAAGATCAGCACCTGGAGCAAATGATGAATAAATTTAAACAGCATTATGCGACGGTAAGCCGCGACTACGGGATTATCCTTCCCGGTGCGCAGGCTTATTTGCCCCCGGAATACGCCGCCGATTACGGACTGGCGATGGACGCGCAGCCTGCGCTGGTTACCGCGGCTAACAGTGGTATCCCTGCATATTTCACCAATTACGTTGAGCCAGAACTGATCCGCGTGCTGGTGACGCCGATGAAAGCCTCTCAGATTCTGGGCGAAACCAAAAAAGGTGACTGGACGACACTGTCGGCACAGTTCCCGATTGCAGAATCTGCCGGGGAGGTGAGTTCCTACGGGGATTACAGCAACAACGGTGTTGTGACGTCTAACGTCAACTGGGTACCGCGCCAGAGCTATCACTTCCAGACGTTTACCCGCTGGGGCGAGCGAGAGCTGGATATGTACGGCGCAGCCCGTATTGGCTGGGCGGCAGAGCTGAACGTGGCATCGGCACTGACGCTGAATAAGTTCCAGAATAAGTCCTACTTCTATGGTATTGCCGGACTGGCGAACTACGGTTTGCTGAATGACCCGTCGTTATCCGCACCGATAACCCCGGATACCGTGGACGGTAAGCTCAAGTGGGACGACAAGGACGGACAGGGCGTGTATGACGATGTCGTGAAGCTCTTTAAACAACTGGTGAAACAGACTAACGGCCATATTGAGCGTACCGACAAAATGAAGCTGTGCATGTCGCCGCTGGCGGAGGTGAACCTCACCAAGACTAACCAGTACAAGGTTAACGTGTCCGATCTGCTGGCGAAAAACTTCCCGGCGATGACCATTGAAACGGCGGTGGAATACACCTCTGACGCTGGCGAGCTGGTACAGCTTATCGCGGAGCGTCTGGGGGAACAGGATACAGGCTATTGCTCTTTCACTGAAAAAATGCGCGCCCATGCGGTAGTGACTGAATCATCTGCCTGGAAACAAAAAAAATCTGCCGGTACCTGGGGGGCGATTATTCGCCAGCCGCTGGCGTATGCACAAATGCTGGGGGTGTGAGTCATGGCTGAAATGGTAACAGTGGGCTGCAAATTGCCGAACGGTCTGATGCTGGAAGTGGGACCGAAACAGGTACAGGTAGCAGGCTGGCGGAATAACGCCGTTAAAATCGTTGGGGGCTATGGCCTGACGCAGGTTGAAAAGGCGTTCTGGGAAGCCTGGCTGGCGGAGCACTGCCAGCAACCTTATGTGAAAAACGGCGTTATTTTTGCGCAGGACAAGGCGAACAGCGCTGCCGCGCAGGCTACGGAGCAGAAAACCGTGAAATCCGGCCTTGAACCGCTGCCGCAGAAAAATCCGGCTCCGGGCATTAACCGCGATGATGAAGTGATGGACAAACCTCAGGAGTAAAACGGTATGGGTACGGTAACGTTTGACTGGCAGGCATTTTCGGCCCTTTACCCGGAGTTTTCCGCTGTTGGTCAGGTTTCCGTAGCCGCCATGTTTGGTAAAGCGACCACGTTATACCTGGATAATACGGACGACAGTCCGGTTACCGACCTGAACGAGCGGGAACAGCTTTTGTTCCTGCTGGTTGCGCATCTGTGCTCGTTGCGGGGGCTGGGGAGCGGGAAAGATGGACAGGCCGGACTGGTGGGACGTATCACCAGTGCGTCGCAGGGTTCAGTTTCCGTCTCCGTGGACAATAGCGGCAGTAACGATGCGTCGTGGTGGTATCTCCAGACACCTTACGGCGCTGATTACTGGCAGGCGACGGCGCCGTACCGTTCAATGGAGTATGTACCGGGAGGTTCACCTTCGCGTTATCCGGGGCATTATTACCGGGGATACGGGAGGGGGCGTCGATGGTAAACAAAGTTACGGGCGGCAGACAGTTCCGGCAGAAGCTGAAACAGGCCGCAGATAACCTTAAATCGGGCAAAAGCCTCAAAGTGGGTTTTCTTGAAGGGGCAACCTACCCCGACGGTACGCCGGTGGCGTATATCGCCGCCATTAACGAGTTTGGCGGTAGTGCGATTATACCCGCTCGCGAGCAGACGCTTCACTTTTGCTATAACGAAAAAACGGGAGAAATCGGGCACCGCTTTGTCAAAGCCGGTAAGGGTAATTTTGCTCAGGATGTGGTTATTCCTGAGCACACGGTCACCATTCCACCCCGTCCTTTCTTCCGTAAGATGATCGAGCATAAAAGCCCCGAATGGGGCGAAAAAATGGCGACGCTTTTACGGGCGAATGATTTTGATACCGCGACCGCGCTGGTGTATATGGGGGAGCATATCAAAGGGCAGTTGCAGATGTTTATTCGAGACTGGAAAAGGCCGCCCAACGCCGCATCCACTGTCCGGCAAAAGGGCTTTAACAACCCGCTTATTGAAACCGGTCATATGATGAACAGTGTCGATTATTCTGTTGACGGGGGCAAAAAATGAACCTCCACGGTATTGTTTCCGGCGTGGTGCGCCGGGTAAATCCTTATACGGACGCGCTGGTTTATCGCTCGCGCGGGAGTACACAGCAGGCGGACTATTCCCGCGTGCCTGAGTATGATGATCCGGTTCCCGTCAGGGTACAAAAACAGGCCGTCACCCAGGCGGATTTACGTCATCTCGACAATCTGAACCAGCAGGGTGTTTTCGCCACACTGTATACCGACGGTAACTGGTGCGGGCTTAACCGTACCCGGCAACAGGGTGGCGATAAATTTGTCATTGGAGATGAAACGTGGCTGGTGGTTGAGGTACCGGAAATCTGGCCGGACTGGACGAGGGTTATTGTATGTCTTCAGGTGTGACCCTCTCCGTTACGGAAAGCGATCTTTATCAGGCCCTCGGTGATTATCTCCGGGGGCTTTTTTCTGATGCCGGGATTGAACGAACACAGCAGAACCGGGTCCCGATGCCTCAGGGGGACTTCATCACCATGACAGGTATTGATGTTACCGGATTATCCACTGCGGTAGTGACATACTCTGCGCCGGAACAGGCCGGTGAAGGCTCTCAGCATATCACCCGTACCACAAAATGGCGTTGCCAGCTTGATTTCTATGGGCCTCATGCGGCGGATAACGCGCAGGCGCTGGCAACGCTTTTCCGGTCTGAATTTTCCGTGCAGCTTTTCCGGCAGACAGGTGGGCTGATTTCCCCGCTGTATTGCTCAGATCCCCTTAATACCACGTTCGTCAACGGCCAGCAGCAGTATGAACCGCGCCGGACGCTTGATATTCAGATGCAGATTAACCCTGTGGTCACAACACCCCTGATGTTTTTTGACAACGTGATCACCCGGACAACGGAGGCTGATAATGCCAATCCCACTCAGTAAAGATGTACAGATAAATCCCGGTGTGCTGGCTGTGGCGGGTAATGCCGTCGATCTTAATGGCCTGTTGCTGACCGGAAATCCACTACTCCCGGTCGGCGGTGTGGTTCCGTTTTCCTCCCCGGATGATGTGTCCGCGTATTTTGGTGCATTATCCGATGAGTACGCACGCGCGCAGCTTTATTTTCAGGGCTTCAAAAATGCCACTAAAACGCCGGGACAATTGTTGTTTTCCCGTTTCAATCTTGCCGCATCGGCGGCCTGGTTACGTAGTGGTTCGTTTAAGGGCGTGACTATTGAACAGCTACAAAAACTTTCCGGTACGCTGACGCTGAGTATTAACGGGAAAAGCGCCAGCGCTGAGGTGAATTTTAACGGTGTCACCAGCTTCGCTGCTGCTGCAACGGCACTACAGACAGCGCTGACCGCGGCGGTGGCAACAGTGGTATTCGATACCACACAGAATGCTTTCGTCATTACTGCCGCCGGGGCGAAACCGGAGAGCACCACGATAACGTTCGGCAGTGGATCGGCTGCGGAACCCCTGAAGATGACCAGTAATACGGGCGCGGTGATATCCCAGGGTGCGCCTGTATCTGATGTACCTGACACGATGGCAGCCATTAAGGACGCTTCCCAGCAATGGGCGGGATTTTCCACAGTATCTGAAGTCACTGACGAGCAACACCTGGCGTTTTCTGCCTGGGCAAACGGGCAGGGCAAGCGTTACTTTTATGTGGCATGGACAACCAGTGGTAAGGCCAAAGTAAAAGGGGATACCAGTCATATCGCATACCAGATAATCACCGTCAATAACTACAGTGCTGTTGTACCGGTTTTCGCGTCTGATGGTAACCGGGCGGCTGCGGTACTGGGGTATGCGGCGTGCCTTGATTTTGTCCGACCAGAGGGACGCGTGCCGTTCAAGTTCCGCGAGTATGAAGGTCTGGCCGCTGATGTTACCAGTGGCAGCGATTACGATGCACTGATAGCCGCAGGTTACAACTTCTATGGGAAATATGCGGAAAACAGTGTGGTGGAAGATTACTGGGCGGATGGCACCATTACCGGCGATTTTAAATGGCTGGACAGCTTCTGCGGGCAAATCTGGCTGAATGCCAATTTGCAGGGATCTGTGATCTCGTTATTCAAGTCAAACCAGACTATCCCCTACAACAATGAAGGGCGGGCGCTGGTTGCGGCATCAATGAGTGACGTTATCCAGCAGTACAAACGCTGGGGCGGTATCCGTGAGGGGGTGACACTGACGGAGGCGCAGAAGAAGCAGATCAACAATGTTGTGGGGGAGGATGTTTCTTCAACGTTGTTTGCCACCGGCTACTACCTGTATATCGGCGATATGCTGCCTTCTCTGCGGGCAACACGTAGCAGCCCGTCCTGTACGCTCTGGTACTGTGACGGCGGCAGTATCCAGAAACTTGTTATTGCATCCACGGAGGTCCAGTAAATGTCAGGTAATAACAACACCATCACTGCGGCGGATGCCATTATCACGCTGACAGTGAATAACCTGTATCCCTCCGGCGTACAACTTCAGGGATTTGCCGCAGATAACGTTTATGGCACCGATCCGCTGGTACTGGCGGAAACCGTCCGCGGTATTGACGGTAAACTGTCTGCGGGATTTGTGTACAGCAACATTATCCAGACGTTTCACATCATGCCGGACTCACCCAGCCGGGATATTTTTGATACCTGGTCAACCACATCCAGGACCAGCAGGGCTGTCTTCCGTTGTAATGCTGTCGTGCTGCTTCCGGCGATAGGCCGTAAATATACCTGCGTAAATGGCGTACTCAAACAATGGAAAGCGCTGCCTGACGCGGCGCGTACATTGCAGCCAGGACAGGCGGTTATCGAGTGGGAAACTATCACTCCGGAGGTTTTTAACTGATGGCCCGTAAAGAGAAATTTATCACTATTGATGGTCAGGGGCGGGATAACGGCAAGGTATTTCACCTTACCGAAATGTCTGCCTCGCAGGCGGAATGGTGGGCGATGCGCGCCATTATGGCGATGGGGCGTGGCGGCGTGGAGTTACCGGATGATGTTCGCAGTATGGGGATGGCTGCGCTGGCGCTGGAAGGGCTGAAAGCGTTGTCAAAAATCCCGCCGGAAGAAGCCCGTCCACTGCTGGATGAAATGATGGAATGTATACAGTTTGTTCCCGATCCGAAAAATCGTGGTATACGGCGACCTCTTATTGAAGACGATATAGAGGAAATCACCACCAGGCTTAATTTACGTGCGGAGGTATTCAGACTGCATGTGGATTTTTTCAGTCCCGCCGCCAGCTAGATATTCCCCCGCGTTATCTCGGCCCCGACAGACCGTTCGGGGTGGTGGATTACGTTAACGTTCCCCGCACCATTGCGACCGTTATCTCCTCCGGTAAGGCTTCAAAAGTCGAACTGGATTCCGTACTTGGTGTGCAGGACTTATGGGATCTGCTTGAGATTATTCAGGTGGACGCCCATAACGAACGTGTGATGCAGGAGACACAGAATGGCAGCGGTACTTGATGAGCTGGTTCTGGCACTGGATATAGAAAGTAAGGACTTTACCGCCGGGGAACAGGCTGCGCACGCTGCACTGGACCGACTGACCGCCGCAATGGAGCGGGTGGCGGATGTTTTCGAACTGGGGCAAAAACAGGCCAGTAATGCCCTGGCGAAAACAGGCAGTGATGCGGATAAAGCTGCACGTGAGACGGAAGCCGCCGGTGAGCGCACGGGTAAGGCCCTGAAGAAAACAGGCTCTGACGCTGATAAAACTGCCGCGAGTATGGAACAGGCGGGGAAGCGAACCGGTGATGCCATCGCGAATACCGGCAAAAAGGCCGAAAAAACCGCTAAGAGGATGGAGGCAGCAGGCAAACGGGCATCAACGTTTTTTTCCGGCATACGTACTCAGATACTGGCGCTGGCAGGCGTCACCCTGACACTGGGGGGAATTAAAAGCCTGGTCACGGGGTTTGCCGGTGATCTTAACCGGCTGTCAATTTCCTCCGATGCCTTTGGCATGAAAGCGAAACATCTGGACGGCTGGATACGCGCAGGGCAGGCGAATGGTGCTGACGCTGGCGAGATCACCGGGGCGTTTTCCCGGATTACGGATGCAAAAGCCGCATTCAAAGCCGGAAAGTACTTTGATCCTGTGTTGCAGGATTTGTTTCAGGTTGCAGCCCGTGCGGGTGTCAGTGTTGATTTAAATACCGACAGTACCGAAGTCATCATGCGCAAGCTGGCGTCTGCCTTTCCGCGACTGACAAAGTCAGAACAGACAGCCTACGGTAATGCGCTGGGGTTCAGTTATGCCGGGCAGCAGTTTCTTGGCTCAGGCCATGCTCTTCAGGATGTGGATGACTTTACATCCCGTTCGCAGGTCTCCGACGATAAAATCCGGAAAGCCCGCAAATTGCGGGAAGCCCTTGCAGAACTGGACCAGGTATGGACAACAATTGGTCTGACTATAGGTACGGCACTGATGCCGTATGCCACGGAATTCAGCAAATGGCTGGAGAAACTCGGTGACTGGATGCAGCAACATCCGGAGGAAGTGAACAAGTTTATCACCACATTTCTGAATAAAGTTGAGTCAGTGGCCTCCTGGGTGAATAAGGCTGCCGGAGAAATGGGGGGCTGGCAGAATGTCATTATTACACTGATCGGGCTGAAAGTGGCGTCATGGGTACTGGGGCTGACTAAGGCCCTCAACGGTCCCGGCGGCCTTCTTTTTGCGATAACGGCGCTTTACCCGGTTGTTGACGGGTTAATGACATCCATCGTTGGCAGGAAGAATAAGGACTGGCTGGATTCGCATGGTTTTTTCTGGGCTTCAGACGGGACTTTCTTTTTCAATAAGAAAGAGATGGAGGAATACCAGGCAAAACTGGATGCCGGAGAAAAGCCAGGCAACATCACCCATGCACAATCACCTACAGTATGGCAGCAGGGAATGCTGGATACTCAGGCTTCTCTGGCAACCGGGAGGGGAGCAGCCTCCGGGGCATCCTGGCTACAGGGTATGCGTGCGACGCAGGAAAAACTCGGTAATGCCATGCAAAACCGCCCGCGTCCGACGAAGGCCGGGGAGGCTCTGTTAGGCTGGCTGCAACCGAAACTGTCCCAACTGGAGGCAAAATATAACCTGCCGACCGGACTGCTGCGCAGTGTTGCGATCACCGAATCCGGTGGTAATCAGTTTGCCGTCTCACGCGCTGGTGCGATGGGACTGTTTCAGTTCATGCCGCAGACGGCTAAGGAATTTGGTCTGAGGGGAAACGATGCCTTTGATCCTGCAAAATCCGCTGATGCCGCCGCGAGAAAACTTGGTGGCCTGCTGCGGTTTTTTCATGGCGATCTGGCTAAGGCTTTGGCGGCATACAACTGGGGTGAGGGAAATGTTCAGCGTAAGGGGCTGGCTGCTGCTCCGGAGGAGACCCGTAACTATATTCCCCGCGTTCTGGCGAATCTGCCCCATCCGGGGGCGGCAATGGCCGTACAGTCGCGTCATCCGGCGCCTGTATCTCAGTCCACCGTAACGGAAACCACGCATATCGGGACGCTGAATGTCACTACAACCTCGGACAATGTGAAGGGCATTACCGATGATGCGCGTAGGCGTATCAGGAATTCGGCGCTTGTTTCAGTTTATTCCAGCGGGGTAACAGGATGAGTTTCTCTTTCGATAATCTTTCCCTGAATAACTTTTCGCTCAATGAAAGTAACGTACTGAGTGCCGTTCGTGGCGGCGGTGTCCTGGGACTCATTAACAGTGTACTGGCACCGTCATTCGGTATTTATTACGCATGGAATGATCCGGCTGGTGTTCACCTGAAGGGCGGGAGGCCTTTCTCCCCGGATTCTTTTGTTGTCGTTGAGGTGGGAGCAGAGGCTTCTGTTTCCACCGCCCCCGTCGAACAGGGAGCCTATACCACCTTTAATAAAATCCAGCGACCGCCAGAGCTGCATGTGACTTTCACTGTTGAGGGGTGGACGGCGTTTTCCGGGGCCGTCCCGAACCTGACAAATTTTTCCACCACCTCGCGATCGAATGTGCTGGAAACGCTTGAAATGATGCGTACCACAGCAGGACTTTACGATATTGAGACGCCGGACAAGACATGGACATCCTACGACCTGGTGAAATACGACTACCGAACGCGAAGTAATAATGGACCGACATTACTGACGGTCAGCGCAGTATTCCAGGCGGTAATGATTACAGGAGAGGTGTCAGTGGGAAGTACGGATAACCAGTCTCCCACGGACAACGATAAAGCAAAAGGGGCTGCATCGGTTAAAACTCAGCCAGTTACGGCGTCGGTGACACAACCGTCAGACGCTGACAGACGGAGCGTCACGAACAGGGGGATCACCTGATGCTGGAAATTGTTTTATCTCCCGTCAAAGCCCAGCAGTTTACGGTGACACTGGGTGCTCAGGTCTGCACCATTCGCCTGAATCAGCGTACTACGGGGATGTATATCGATATTACCGTTAACGGTGAACCGTGCCTGTATGGCGTGTTGTGCCTGAACAATAACCGGATTGTCCGGTACGGATACCTGCCGTTTCAGGGCGATCTGTTTTTTTCCGACACGGAGGGGAACCACGATCCCGACTGGCGGGGGCTTGGTTCACGGTACCGGCTCTACTGGCTGTCGCCTGAGGAGCTGACATGAGCTATGTACAGCGTGACATTACCGTGGAGTTCACCCTGTCAGACGGGCGGACGTTCGACAATGGTAAGGGCAATATTCTGACTGTTTCAGGAGCTAAATGTTTTGCCACTGTCACGGTATATGGCGGAACTGCCGGAACGCAGATAACCCTGTATATCTGGGGGCTGTCTCCGGCGCATATGGCCGACCTGAGTTATCGGGGCGTGTGGCGACCCGCTCAAAGTACGGCCAATGAAATGCGGGTACGGGCTGGTGGTCGGCTTATTTTCGAGGGAGATATTACCGATGCGTATGCGGACTACAACCAGGCGCCGGATATACCCCTTATTCTGACCGGGCAGGTTAGTTTCAACCTGCGTAATCAGACAGCGGCCGATTTCAGTGCGAAAGGTGATGTGCCTGTTGCAGATATCATCCGTGCTCTGGCGTCATCTGCCGGGCTGAAATTTGAAAATCAGGGCGTCAGTCGCAGCCTGTCGAATCCACACTTTTCCGGAAACCTTGTACAACAAATGCTGGATGCCGCTTCAGCCGCCGATATTAACATCGATCTGGGGGACGCGGAGAAAGTCACCATCTGGCCGAAGGACAAAGCCCTGGATATTCCGGCTGTGCATATTTCGCCGGACCACGGGCTTATTGGATATCCGGTCTATACCATGACCGGCCTCAGCGCCACCACGACATTCTGCCCTGATCTTTTCATTGGTCGGCGGGTCCATCTGGAATCGTCACTACCTAACGTGACAGGCGATTACCAGTTAACCGGAGTGATACACACCATTACCTCGCGAACCGTGGGCGGTCCGTGGAGCTCCAACTGTACCATGACAAGGCTTAACGATAATGGCACAACCACTCAGTAATCCGACGGACGTAAACAGTGAAATCAATGCGCAGGACTTTATGCTGCGGCAGTTTCTCGGGAAACACGTATTTATCACTCTGGGGCAGGTAGTGGCGGTGGAGGGGGAGTTTATTGATGTCCGACCGATGGTAATGGGCGTTGCAGCAGACGGTTCCCCGGTTGAGCATGAGGTGATTTATAACCTTCCCGTATGGCGGCTACAGGGGGGCAGCAATGCGGTGATTATGCCGCCACATGTGGGCGATATTGGTTTCCTCGGCATCTGCGACCGGGATATCAGTGCGGTAAAAGCCACGCGTCAGGCCGCGATGCCGGGATCAAAACGCACTCATAACTACGCCGATGCCATCTGGTTTGGTGGTGTGCTTAACGGTGCGCCCGTACAGTTCGTGGAATTTGCTGACAACCAGATACGGGTTATTTCCCCCTGGAAAGTGGAGATTTCTGCGCCGGAAGGCATCGTGAACGCCTCGAAAAGTTTCACTGTTAACTCTCCAAAAATCGCGCTTAACGGGGATGCTGCCGTCAGCCAGGGGCTTAATGTTACCGGACAGTCTGAACTTTCCGGTGGCGCGAAGATTGGCGGTATTGATTTTGGATACCATGTTCACAGTGGTGTTAAGTCCGGCGGTTCGACCACGCAGGGACCGCAGTAAACAGGAGAAAATATGCAGTCACGATCGCTTCTTCTCGACACCGGGACATGGGACATCCTGCTGGATGATACCGGAAATCTTGCCATTACTGATAATCCCCATGCGGTAGCCCAGGATGTGGCGTGTGCGTGCAGTACCTTTCTGGGGGAGTGCTGGTACGACTCAACGTCCGGCATACCTTACTGGTCACGCATCCTCGGACACTGGCCCGGCACGCAACTGGTGAATGCCACCCTGCAACAGGAAGCACTTAAACTGCCGACCGTGAGCGCCGCAATTTGCCAGGTCACTGTTGATAAAGCCCGGACAGTAACGGGAGTGCTGCGTATTACAGATACCAATAACGACATTTTTACGGTACTGCTATGAGTGAAAATAAATCTTTTTCTACCGCAGTACCCGCTGTACGTATTACGGACAGCGGGCTGAACGTGCCGGATGAAGCGGATATTCTGAGCGGCAGGCTCAGCGATTTTTCCGGTGCGCTGGGCGGTGCAATGAGTACCAGTCTGAGCAGTCCGCAGGGGCAGCTTGCATCAAGCGAAAGTGCCATTATCGCGGATAAAAACGATCAGTTGCTGTATATCGTTAACCAGGTAAACCCTGACTTTTCCAGTGGACGCTTTCAGGATGCAATAGGAAAGATTTATTTCCTGGAACGACGCGGGGCTACAGGTACGACAGTAACGGCAACCTGTACCGGGCTGGTTGGTACGCTGATTCCGGCGGGCAGTATGGCGCAGGATGAGGCCGGCTATAAGTACGTCAGTCTGTCAGACGCCACAATCGGCGCATCAGGGCAGGTTGATGTGGTATTCCTGAATTTGTCCACCGGGCCTGTCGGCTGTCCGGCGGGAACTCTGAATAAAATTTATAAGGCAATACCCGGCTGGTCAGGTGTCACTAACGCCAGTGCAGGTGTACCGGGCAGCGACGAGGAAACCCGCGCGGACTTTGAAAATCGTCGGCGTAATTCAGTTGCCCGTAATGCCCGTAATATTCTGGAAGCCATCCGGGGTGAAATACTCTCTACGGTAGAAAACGTGGTGGATGTTTACGTCACCCATAATCCGAAAAAAACGGAACAAAAAGCCGGGGTCAGTCAGTATCCGTTAACACCCGGTTCGTTTTATGTTGGCGTGTACGGCGGCAGTCCGGCAGATATCGCGGCGGCCATCTGGCGTAAGGCTCCGCCGGGTATTGATATGAACGGCGACACAACGTTCACCGTTGCGGATGAAGAGTACGATCCGCCGTATCCTGAATACGTGATCACCTGGCAGACACTCAAACCTGTCAGTCTGCATGTCAGTGTGACGCTGAAAAAAAGTGACTATCTGCCCTCAGATATTACCCAACAGGTACAGCAATCTGTGTTGTCCGCGTTTAACGGTACAGATGGTGGTCTGCGGGCAAGGGTAGCCTCTGTTGTCTCCGCAGGGCGCTACTATGCCGGCGTTTACAAAACCGATCCGGAAAATATCGATATTCTGGGCCTTACGGTGAGTCGTGACGGCTCGTCATGGACAACTGCTGTCACTTTCGGGATAGATGAGATTCCGGTTCTGGATGTGTCGAACATCGGTGTGAAACTACAGGAGGCGTAACGTGCAGAATGTGGCTGCAACCGTGCTTGCACAGTATGCCGCCAGCCCCCGACTCAATGCCCTCATTAACAGCTTTAACGCAGCACTTTCCCCCGACAGTTTTATCAATGATTTTTATGACCTTATCTGGAACATCGATACCGCAGAAAAGTACGGTCTTGATGTCTGGGGAAAGATTGTGGGCGTCAGTCGCCGGCTGACGGTAAAGGACGATTTTAATTACCTGGGCTTCAGCGAGGCCCGGATGGACAACCCGGTAATGGATGACCCGCGTCCGTTTAATCAGGCACCGTTTTACAGCGGAAAATCGGTTACCCGAACCGTTGACCTGTCTGATGAGATATACCGGCGGCTGATACTGATGAAAGCCATGTCGAATATTACTGACTGCTCTGTGCCGGATATTAACCGGATGCTGCGGTTTATGTTCGGAAAAAAACGCCGGGCTTATGTTCTGAATAATGGTGGACTGAGGATGAGTTACATCTTTGAGTTTGCTCTCTCGTCGGCAGAACTGGCGATTATCCAGTCGTCGGGAGCACTGCCGTCCCCGCCGGGTGTTTATGTCTCAGTGGTTTTAAAGGAGACCAGTAATGAAGCTTAACGATAAACCCCGTCAACTGGCAGTACCCTTTGCGAGTACCGGGGATAAAAATAATATCCCGGACAAGGCGACGCAGCAGACCAAAGAGAGCGGTAACGCGGCGTATGATTCGGGTTTTCCTCCGGTGACCATGACCCCGATTTCAGCGGGCGGTATACCGCCACACGGCAAGGATTTTAACGGTCTGATGCACGATATTACCGCAGCAATACGGTACGTCCAGGCTGGTGGTTTGTACACGTATAATGCCGATTTCGCCGGGGCCATTGGTGGATATGCAAAAGATGCCATTCTCGCCGGAGTCTCAACAACAGCGGTCTGGCTGAATACCATTGACGATAACCTGACCGATCCGGAAGGCGCCGACAGCGCAGGATGGGTAAACCTGCTGGCAGATCCCCTGAAGCTGTTTCTGTGGCAGAAAAACAATCTGTCAGACCTTCAGAATAAAGGAACGGCACGGGATAACCTTCAGGTCTACAGTCAGGAGCAGACGGATCTTAAATACCTCGCCAAAGACCAGAACGGTAGCGATATTCCGGAAAAGCCGCTGTTTGTACAAAATATCGGAGCGCTTCCTGCCAACGGTACGGCTGTTGCAGCGAACAGACTGGCATCACGCGGAGCGCTTCCGGCACTGACTGGTACGACAAGAGGCAGTGATAGCGGCCTGATAATGGGCGAGGTTTACAGTAATGGCTATCCGACAGAGTATGGAAATCTGTTACATCTGACCGGAACTGGCGAGGGGGAGATTCTCATTGGCTGGAGCGGGACAAGCGGCGCGCCANGCATCAGCCACACAGGCAGCCTCATCCGCAGCATCTGCGGAGAGCAGCGCAGGTACGGCGACCACAAAAGCCGGGGAGGCATCAGCCAGCGCGGCGTCGGCTGACACAGCCAGAACGGCGGCAGCCGCAGCGAAAACATCTGAAGCGAATGCAGATGTCTCCCGTACTGCCGCCGGAGATTCAGCTGCTGCCGCAGCCGCCAGCGCGACGGCGGCGCAGACATCAGCAGCGCGCGCCGGAGCATCCGAAACCGCCGCGAAGACGTCAGAAACGCAGGCGGCTTCCAGTGCCGGTGATGCAGGTGCGTCAGCCACTGCGGCGGCAGCGTCGGAAAAGGCGGCAGCCGCATCGGCAGCCGCAGCAAAAATATCTGAGACAAACGCTGCAACGTCAGCAAGTACAGCAGCGGCCAGCGCAACAGCCGCCTCGTCATCAGCATCGGAGGCATCCAATCACGCCGCCGCATCTGATACCAGCGCATCACTGGCGGCGCAAAGCAGTACTGCTGCCGGAGCAGCAGCCACCAGAGCAGAAGATGCCGCAAAACGGGCAGAAGATATCGCGGACGTGATTTCCCTGGAAGATGCCAGCCTGACGAAAAAAGGTATCGTTAAGTTAAGCAGCGCCACGGACAGTGACAGCGAAGCGCTGGCAGCCACGCCAAAGGCGGTCCATGCTGTCATGGACGAGGTACAGACCAAAGCGCCGCTGGACAGTCCGGCACTGACTGGTACGCCAACAGCACCAACTCCGGAAACCGCAGCTGCAGGTATTGAAATTGCCACGGCAGCGTTTGTGGCTGCGAAAGTGGCGCAGTTGGTTGGTTCTGCGCCGGAAACGCTGGACACGCTGAAAGAACTGGCTGACGCGCTGGGTAACGATCCGAACTTTGCCACCACTGTACTGAATAAACTGGCGGGCAAGCAGCCGCTGGACGATACACTGACGGCGCTGTCAGGAAAAAGCGTTGACGGTCTTATCGAATACGTTGGTTTACGGGAAACCATAAATCACGCCGCCGATGCATTACTAAAATCACAGAACGGTGGCGATATTCCGGAAAAGCCGCTGTTTGTACAAAATATCGGAGCGCTTCCTGCCAACGGTACGGCTGTTGCAGCGAACAGACTGGCATCACGCGGAGCGCTTCCGGCACTGACTGGTACGACAAGAGGCAGTGATAGCGGCCTGATAATGGGCGAGGTTTACAGTAATGGCTATCCGACAGAGTATGGAAATCTGTTACATCTGACCGGAACTGGCGAGGGGGAGATTCTCATTGGCTGGAGCGGGACAAACGGTGCGCCAGCGCCCGCATATATTCGCAGTCATCGAGATACCGCCGATGCTGAGTGGTCCGAATGGGCGATGCTCTACACCTCACTAAATCCGCCACCGAATTCGTATCCAGTAGGTGCGGCGATAGCATGGCCGTCTGATGCTACCCCAGCCGGTTACGCCCTGATGCAGGGGCAATCGTTTGATAAATCTGCTTACCCGTTACTGGCTATAGCGTATCCGTCCGGCATTATCCCTGACATGCGGGGCTGGACAATAAAGGGTAAGCCCGTCAGTGGACGTGCTGTGCTGTCGCAAGAAATGGACGGCAACAAATCGCACAGTCACAGCGCCAGAGCGCAGGATACTGACTTAGGGACAAAATCTACCTCATCCTTTGATTACGGCACGAAATCGACCAATACCACGGGCAATCATACTCACCAGTTCGGCGGTTATATCAACTCGTTCTATGGGGACTCCAGTCACACCTCATTTCAGCCTGGAGGTGGTGCGTGGACACAGGCCGCTGGCGACCATGCGCATACAGTTTATATCGGAGGACACGGGCACACCATGTATATCGGTCCACACGGCCACGTCGTTATTGTGGACGCAGACGGTAATGCGGAAACCACGGTTAAAAATANTCACGCCGCCGCATCTGATACCAGCGCATCACTGGCGGCGCAAAGCAGTACTGCTGCCGGAGCAGCTGCCACCAGAGCAGAAGATGCCGCAAAACGGGCAGAAGACATCGCGGACGTGATTTCCCTGGAAGATGCCAGCCTGACGAAAAAAGGTATCGTTAAGTTAAGCAGCGCCACGGACAGTGACAGCGAAGCGCTGGCAGCCACGCCAAAGGCGGTCCATGCTGTCATGGACGAGGTACAGACCAAAGCGCCGCTGGACAGTCCGGTATTCACTGGAACGCCGACCACACCGACGCCGCCAGATGACGCTAAGGGACTTCAGACTGCAAACGCTGAGTTTGTTCGTAAACTGATTGCTGCACTGGTCGGTTCCGTACCTGAGTCGCTGGATACGCTGCAGGAACTGGCTGACGCGCTGGGTAACGATCCTAATTTTGCTACCACTATCACTAACATGATTGCGGGCAAGCAGCTGCTGGACGATACACTGACGGCGCTGTCAGGAAAAAGCATTGAAGGTCTTATCGAATACGTTGGTTTACGGAGCACAATTGATAAGGCTGCTGGTGCGTTGCCTGCTGGTGGTACGGCTGTCGCAGCGAACAGGCTTGCATCACGCGGCGCGCTTCCGGCACTGACTGGCACGACAAGAGGCAGCGATGGCGGCCTGATAATGGGCGAGGTCTACAACAATGGCTATCCGACGCAATACGGAAATATTTTACGTCTGACCGGAACCGGTGATGGGGAAATCCTCATTGGCTGGAGCGGGACAAATGGTGCGCCAGCGCCCGCATATATTCGCAGCCATCGAGATACCGCCGATGCTGAGTGGTCCGAATGGGCAATGCTTTACACCACACTAAACCCACCTCCGGATTCGCATCCAGTAGGGGCGGCGATTGCATGGCCATCTGATGCTACTCCGGCAGGTTACGCTCTGATGCAGGGGCAGTCCTTCGATAAATCTGCTTACCCGTTACTGGCTATAGCGTATCCGTCCGGCGTTATCCCTGACATGAGAGGCTGGACAATAAAGGGTAAGCCCATCAGTGGACGTGCCGTATTGTCGCAAGAAATGGACGGCAATAAATCGCACTCGCACACCGCGCGGGCGCAGGATACTGACTTAGGGACAAAATCTACCTCATCCTTTGATTACGGCACGAAATCGACCAATACCACGGGCAACCATACTCACCAGTTCGGCGGTTATATCAATTCATACTGGGGAGACTCCAATCACACCTCATTTCAGCCTGGAGGTGGTGCATGGACACAGGCCGCTGGCGACCATGCGCATACAGTTTATATCGGAGGACACGGGCACACCATGTATATCGGTCCACACGGCCACGTCGTTATTGTGGACGCAGACGGTAATGCGGAAACCACGGTTAAAAATATTGCATTTAACTACATAGTGAGGCTGGCATGATTAAATTAATTCTTTCAGCACCCGTGCCAGCAATGGCCGTGGCTTTTGAACATTCTTTTCAGAATACCGAAAATGTGGAAATTATCCCCGGACCGTTTGAAACCATACCGGAATTTGACTGCATGGTCAGTGCGGCCAACAGCTTTGGTCTTATGGATGGTGGTGTGGATGCTGCTATTACGGCATATTTCGGGCCGCAATTACAGGAACGGGTACAGCAACATATCCTCCGTGAATATCTGGGAGAACAGCCCGTCGGCACCGCCTTTGTTATTGAAACGGGTAACAGTAAATATCCGTGGCTGGTTCACGCCCCGACGATGCGCGTTCCGCTGATAATCGACGGCACCGACGCGGTTTATAATGCAACACGTGCAGCGTTATTAGCGATATTTCAGCACAATAAAAGCGCCGGGGAAGACAGGAAAATTAAATCGGTAGTATTCCCTGCGATGGGGGCCGGGTGTGGTCAGGTATCCCCGGGCAGTGTCGCCCGGCAAATGAAGCTGGCGTGGGATGGTTTTATTAACTGCACCACGGAAATTAACTGGCAATACGCCAGCGCCCGCCAGAATGCTGTATTCAGTACAACGGCATACTGTCCGTCAAAGGCGCTTTGTCCGAACGCCAGAACGGAATATATCGGTTTTGGTGATTACAGAACGTATTGCAAAAAATCAGGTAACACCTGCATCAGTCCCCGTCATCAGGTTGATGATATTTATATTGGTGCGCATAGCCATGCTGTTTTCCTTAGCCCCAATTCTCATGGAAAGCACCTGAAACCTGAATATTTATCCGGAGTAAAAAATGACGTTTAAAATGAGCGATACCCCGCAGACAATTAAAATTTTTAATCTGCGTTCAGATACAAACGAATTTATTGGTGCAGGTGATGCATATATCCCGCCACACACTGGATTACCGGCAAATTGTACGGATATTGCGCCCCCGGATATTCCAGCCAGTCATATTGCGATATTTGATGCTGAAACCGGAACGTGGAGTCTGCATGAGGACCACCGCGGCGAGACGGTTTACGACACAACAACCGGCAATCAGGTTTATATTTCCGCTCCCGGCCCGCTACCTGAAAATGTCACATCAGTTTCACCAGACGGTGAATACCAGAAATGGGATGGTAAGGCGTGGGTGAAGGATGAAGCTGCGGAAACAGCGGCCAGACTTCGTGAAGCTGAAGGGACCAAAAGCCGTCTTTTGCAAATGGCATCTGAAAAAATCGCGCCGTTACAGGATGCAGTGGATCTGGACGAAGCAACCGATAAAGAAAAAGCTTCTCTTCTGGCATGGAGAAAGTACCGGGTACAGGTAAACCGTGTTGATACTTTAAAGCCTGTCTGGCCGGAGAAACCAGCCAGTAGTTTATAATTTGTCAGGAAAGCTCAGGCCTTATTTATAGCAAATATGAAGAAGACCTGTCTGTCATAACTGATATGGTTACTGGTTAGTATATTAAATTTATACTCAATAACCTCTACACATTTTAAACCAATCTTCAGGGAAGGGTATGCCAGCAGGCCAAAGATTACACCACTTTTGAGGCATTGGCTTAATTGTTTCTTCTTTTTTATGATCTTGAGAGTCTGCCGCTATTGTAAGAGCAGAATATAGTGAAGATGGTAATATTAAAATCATTGCTAAAAATACGCTCTTAACGTGTTTAATAATACGTTGCCTGTTAAATTTTGGCACACTATCCTTACGGTTACAGCATCCTTTACTATAGATATTAAACGTTATTCATTACCATCAGGTGAGTAAATAAAAACCATTTATAAAATATTTAACTTAAATAAAAATGATAAGCGCTATTATATTTTCTTTCCAATGTAAATTAATTCATATGAGAGTGAGTTCATGTGCTATTCAAATCCTTACTGGCTCCCATCCACTGGGAGCGCAGGCCGGGCGCCTGATTAGGGCAGGAGTACCGCGACAGCAGGTAACGATTATTTATGATGCGGGGCTGTCGACGCTGTACAGAAAATTCCCAGTCTCTAAACTGGCTTAAATATGCGCACATGACAATACAACCAGAAAATCACCGGGCAGGGGATACCGCAACAGTGGGCTATGAAGCGAGAAATACTTTCGCTGCGGTACACCACAAGATACTCTGAGCTATTGCGTGTTAAGTAACTTGTTCAATCAATTCCGGGTGTTGGCTCTTCACACTCCATACAGCGCGAGACAGCGTGCCAGATAAATTCTTCTGCCGGCACGGCACAGAAGGAAATTATCTCTCCGGCTTACTTCCCTACAACATCATGAGATCCAGTGAGTTTGATGATGGAACGAGGATGTGATGGGGCATATATGGGACATAAAACGCCACTTGCTTTAAGGTAAACTTAGACGACTGATGTTTAAGCAAGCTCTAACAATCTGTTATTTAGTGCACTCCTGGACGAGCTTTATTGTTTATGAAAAATACATGACCATATGATGAGGATTATCCGCATCACACTTGTCCAGCGCCTCCACACCGTCAGCGGTGAATCAGTTAATCCAGCGTCCAATGGGTGAACGGGCGTAGCAGAGCGTTCTGGCAACGTGGCCGATACTGTCTCCCGGGTTGCAGCATCAACATGGCAGTCAGTCTGCGGGCATGGTTTTTGTCACGCGTTTTATGGATAGTTTTCTGCATCAGGCGTCGTTCGGTACGGGGAATTGGTGCTATGATCGGCATCGCTTAGTCCGGTTGGTGATTTGTGATTTTTGGCGATTGATCAAATCACACAATCCGGACTGAGTTCAATCAAAGTGATCTACTATTCGGCGCAGCTATTTATAACGCTTTGTTTTATTCATCCGGGAAAACCTCTGCAGAATGCCTGTATTGAGCGATATAACCGGACGGTGGGTTATGACTGGCTGGGGTAGTGCAACTGGTGCTACCTGATAATTTACATTCATCATTGCTACTAATGCTTAATAGTTTTTGGGTTAAAGCATCCGGGGAAACTGGTAATGATAAAGACTCTTTAGTCTCTAAAACTGCAGGGGTGCCGAGTAGAAAAACAATGCTTTCCAGGGGCTGGTACTCGAGGCTTATACGTTCCTGTAATCCTCTATTGTAGCCTTCAACATCTGTAGCTAATGTATTCTGCGGAACATGCTGATCATTTAAGACAAAGCATTGCAAAGAAGAATCATTCGCATGTATTGAGGTATGTTCATCTAAAAATGTAGCCTTGTCCTCTAAATTAACATCGCTTACACATGCATATGGAGCGATTGTGCTCGCCACCCTGTTAGTACTATTAATTGTAAACATGTTACCTCCCAAGGAAAACCACAAGTATGATCCATAAATCACTAAGATATAAATATATACGAATCTCATCACAACAAGAGGAGACCCTTTTACATGCAGTAGTTTTTAAAGAAAAGTAATTCAAGCCTGTTAGACCTATCAATTAATACACCTCATAACTTCTGTTACATCTGGAACTTCCTGATTTATTAGCTGGGAATTATCTGTAAACGGGTAATATAACGTTGTGAAAAATCAGGCTGGTGTCAATAAAACATGCCATCCTGAAGTAATATTCAGTATACTAACAACCACAAACCTGAGACCAATTCAGTTGCTTCAGGATATCTGGCGGCCAGCCACTGGAAAAATGTTTTGTATTATCTGGTGGGGAGAATGACTGGCAGCCATCACCAATGCCGAAAAGGTCGTTGCCGACAGCACCAGAAGCAATGGTAAAAATATACTATTTTTCATAATTTCACCTGTAAATACTCAGATTGCCCTTGCCCTTGCCCTTGCCCTTGCCCTTGCCCTTGCTATTGATGTCGTTTATGCTCAGCATAGTTCACACTTCACTGTCATTGGATTAATAATTAAGTTTGTTGAGCGAAAATTTAATTAAAGAAAAAATAATAAGCATCGATATTTTTCTTTTTTTGCAGGTTTTCAACGCATGCCCGAATAAACGTGCGCAGATGGTGAAAAATCTGGTTGGCCATAAAAAAGTTTAAAGATAAATGCAGGTGCTTATCTGTTGCGATATCAATTAAATTAATCTTGTTTTTTATTCATACCCTTGCCAAACAGATATGTAGCAAGAAAATATGATACTAAGTAAAGTTGGCATGTAGTCTAGAGTTAGGGGGAGTATATATCCTTAACTCCAATAGGGCTGCTCTATATATAAATATATTAATTGCATATTTTTTTAAAGTCAACGATTTCTATTTTTAGGCTTATATTTATCCCAACCAACTAATGAAAAAACATCTTCGTGTGAAATAGCCTCACCATTAAGAAAAAATTTAACATTTTGTTTTACCAGATCATCATGTCGATTCCGATATACCCATCTTAGCTCATGTGCTGTAATAGAATTACCATGCTTTCCTGTTTTATTTGCGATATCACTTATAGCATCAACTAAATTGTCAATGACAAAAATAACTGACCGTTCCCTCAATCGTGTTTGAAATTCAAGACCGGCTTTACTTGTTTTTATCCAGCACTCCTCATTGGATAAGTCTGAATATTTATCTTCGGTAATATTGTATTTTTTATGTTGAGATAAAAATTCTCTAAAAAAAATCCCTCTCTGAACATCATTCAATCTTTCTGCTATCTTCTCATCTTTATTAAACACGGCTCTATTCTTCCTGTCCCAGACCGCATCTGTTAATGTATTTTGAATAATAATATCTTTTTTTGAAAAATAATATAACGAATTAACTAAAGTATTTACTCGATCTCTTGCCTTACATAAACCATAAACCACATCTCCAGGCTGAAAACTTAACACATCTCCTGCAGGTTTGTTACTAAAGGTAATATCACTCCTGGTAAGAAATTCAGGATTAAGCTTAACATAACCATCGGTACTAATATCTATATGTGCAGGCAGATTGCAGGTTGGTATTTCCCATGCAATAGGGGTCCTTGAGGATAAATTGATAGACTTTAAATTAACAGGAAGCTTAACTGGAAGTTTAATATTATCACAAAAGTTGATACTTAATTTTTTTAGCTTATCAGGCAAAATATCATCTATAACAGTACCGGGAACTGTTCGTATAAGTTCAATACTTAGTTCTTTTAACTCCTCAGGTAACATTTTCATTAATGGCAAGAAAGGGCAATTTTGTAAATCTAATTTATCTAATTTATATGGTAACTCAGCACATAATATTTCAGAGAAATTTTGCAATGACAAAGAAGATAGATGCGGAGGAAGGGGAGGCAAAAATTTACCATAGCATGCAGTAAAACTCTTTAATCCATAAGGTAATGCGGGGAAAGTATAATTTTCTTCATATGCCTGCATATCTATAGATAGTGACTCTAAGCTATCTGGGAAATATGAAATTTTAATGGTCTGATTTCCAGATATAGTTAAACTTTTTAACCCATCAGGAAGATTTGGAATAGACTCCAGTGTATAGCATGAAGATAAATTCAACTCGGATAAATTATCAGGAAATACCGGAATAGAGGTAACATGATGAGCAGTAATTGATAAGCTCCCGGTATGATTTGCTTCTATTATTTTGTCGTAAATACTATTACGCTCCTCCTTCTCAATATCTGGGGATTCTATTCTCCATTTATTTAATAACTCAAGGTTTGATGTCGCCTCGTTACTTGTATATGCATATTGCAATATGGCTGGTTGGAATCCTATTTTCATGCGCTTTTTCAATCTATATGTCAATACCAAGCTATCATTATTACATTTATTTTCATTCAGGCAAGATTTAGAACCTAGCCTAATACCGATCGTTTAAGAAGCTGTTAGCCGATTCAGCAACATGGAGAATTTGAAGACAATCCGGTGGGATGGATTACCGCAGTCACGTTGTCTGCAAGAACGTGACTGCGGTAGGCCGGCTGCTGTTTAGTCAGGACTGACTGTAACCGTGTTTATAGGTTTATAGATCGTATAGACCTCTATTGTGATGTAACATCGTATGTTGATCAGCAGATCGTATGCTGACGATTTCAAAGCTACAGTGTAATATGCACGCCAGTCGTTGATGGGGTAGTTATTGTGGAATGTCCACCGCTGTGTCCATCAAGAAAAATTTATCAGCATAGCGAGTTGAAAAATTCATATTTATGAAGAACATAAGAAATTTCTCCATCATTGCTCACATTGACCACGGTAAATCGACGCTGTCTGACCGTATTATCCAAATCTGCGGTGGCCTGTCTGACCGTGAAATGGAAGCTCAGGTACTTGATTCGATGGATCTTGAGCGTGAGCGCGGTATTACTATTAAAGCCCAGAGTGTGACGCTGGATTTTAAAGCGTCTGATGGTGAAACTTATCAACTGAACTTTATCGACACGCCGGGACACGTTGACTTTTCCTATGAAGTTTCCCGTTCGTTAGCCGCCTGCGAGGGCGCGCTGCTGGTGGTGGATGCCGGCCAGGGCGTAGAAGCGCAAACGTTGGCGAACTGCTACACCGCGATGGAAATGGATCTTGAAGTGGTGCCGGTGCTTAACAAGATTGACCTGCCGGCCGCCGATCCGGAGCGTGTGGCGGAAGAAATCGAAGACATTGTCGGTATCGATGCGACGGACGCGGTACGCTGCTCCGCCAAAACGGGTGTCGGCGTGACGGATGTTCTGGAACGCCTGGTGCGCGATATCCCGCCGCCGCAAGGCGATCCGGACGGCCCGCTGCAGGCGCTGATTATTGACTCCTGGTTCGATAACTACTTGGGCGTGGTATCGCTGGTGCGTATTAAAAACGGCACCATGCGTAAAGGCGACAAAATTAAAGTGATGAGCACCGGGCAGACCTACAACGCTGACCGCCTGGGGATCTTCACGCCAAAACAGGTTGATCGTACCGAGCTGAAGTGCGGCGAAGTAGGCTGGCTGGTCTGCGCCATTAAAGATATCCTCGGCGCGCCGGTTGGCGATACCTTAACCTCAGCGCGTAACCCAGCGGAAAAAGCGTTGCCGGGCTTTAAGAAGGTGAAACCGCAGGTCTATGCAGGTCTGTTCCCGGTCAGCTCCGACGATTATGAAAGTTTCCGCGACGCGCTCGGCAAGCTGAGCCTGAACGATGCCTCACTGTTTTATGAACCGGAAAGCTCCTCGGCGCTGGGCTTTGGTTTCCGCTGCGGCTTCCTCGGCCTGTTGCACATGGAGATCATTCAGGAGCGTCTGGAACGCGAATACGATCTGGATCTGATCACCACTGCGCCGACCGTGGTGTATGAAGTAGAAACAACGGCGAAAGAGACTATCTATGTTGATAGCCCCTCCAAGCTGCCGCCGTTGAATAACATTTATGAACTGCGCGAGCCTATCGCCGAATGTCATATGCTGTTACCACAAGCCTATTTAGGTAACGTTATTACGCTGTGTATTGAGAAACGCGGCGTACAAACTAACATGGTGTATCACGGTAACCAGGTCGCGTTGACCTATGAAATCCCGATGGCGGAAGTGGTGCTCGACTTCTTTGACCGTCTGAAATCAACGTCGCGCGGCTATGCGTCTCTGGATTATAACTTCAAGCGCTTCCAGGCTTCCGATATGGTGCGTGTTGATGTGTTAATCAACAACGAGCGTGTCGATGCGCTGGCGCTGATCACGCACCGTGATAACTCGCAAAGCCGTGGTCGCGAGCTGGTGGAGAAGATGAAAGATTTGATCCCACGCCAGCAGTTTGATATCGCGATTCAGGCGGCGATTGGTACGCATATTATTGCCCGTTCGACGGTAAAACAGTTACGTAAAAACGTGCTGGCGAAGTGCTACGGCGGCGATATCAGTCGTAAGAAAAAACTGCTGCAGAAACAGAAAGAAGGTAAGAAACGCATGAAGCAGATCGGTAACGTCGAGCTGCCTCAGGAAGCGTTCCTCGCCATTCTGCATGTCGGTAAAGACAATAAATAA